TATAGGCACACCAGTAAGATTACCTAACGATGCGAGTTTCAAACCTGTTATCGCTATCAGATTGAAACCTACTATGCTTGATGCTGTAGTCATACCTATCAACTATAGTTTAGTGCCAGTAGCGCAAAGCATGTTCCAGTATCGCATATACAGGTCTGCTGTGACAAGCGGTGGTACATGGGTAGATAGCGCAGTAGATAGCGCAGTACAATATAATCTTGGTCCAACTGCTTTAGTCAGCGGTGATATCGTTGAGCAATCATTTATCAATAGCACCAATCAAAGTAGTGGTGCACCAACACAAGAGATTTTCACATTCACATATCAACTTGAGCGTGAACCATTCACAGGTGTCCCATATGAGTATGTTATCATGATGGCAACAACTGGTACTAACCAAGATGTTTACGCAAGTATTGAATGGCAGGAGATTACATAAAATGCGTGATGATAAATTAATAGATTGGATATTTAAAATTACTATAATAACACTATCAGCAGTTGTTATGGCTGTTATTTTAGTTTTATTATTTGGTTTATTTGAAGAAAGAGTAGATAACGACAGGATATTTGAAATTATTGGTCCAGCATTTAGTACAGTAATAGGCGCTTTTGTTGGTCTATTGGGCGGAATTAGTATTTCTAGGAAAAACAATGACGATTAAAATTTTGCAAGAAAAAATAGGTTGTGTGGCAGACGGATCGTGGGGTCCAAATACCTTTAAAAAGGCAATGGATTATTATAAATTGAGTCCAGAACGTGCAGCACATTTTTTTGGTCAAACCGCACATGAATCGGGTGGTTTTAAGGCATTTTCAGAAAATTTAAATTATAGTTCTGCTGGATTAATGGTTACGTTTAAAAAATATTTCCCTACATTAGTTATGGCAGAATCTTATCAAAGAAATCCAGAAAAAATTGCTAATTTAGTATATTGCAATCGCATGGGAAATGGAGACGAGGCATCCGGAGATGGTTGGAAATATAAGGGCCGTGGGGCATTACAATTAACTGGTAAAAATAACTATCAAGAATTTGCAAACTTTTTGCAAAAACCAGAAATAATGAGTAATCCTGATCTTGTAGCCACAGATTATGCTTTTGAAAGTGCAATATTCTTTTTTGAAAAAAATAATTTATGGTCTATTTGTGATAAGGGAGTTAATGATACAACTATTACGGAATTAACAAAAAGAGTCAATGGCGGCACGCATGGACTAGAAGACCGTATGCAAAAAACAAAACAATATTATACTTGGGCAAAATAATAATCTAAATATTTGCATGACCGCCGCACAAACTTTAATTAAGAATCCTTATACTAAAACTGTTTTTAAAACAGAAAAAGATTTGAAAGATTTTATAAAATGTTGTGATCCAAATACGGGTCACTTATATTTTATGGATAACTTTTTCTATATACAGCATCCTACAAAAGGCAGTATGTTGTACCATCCCTGGCCATATCAAAAAAGACTTATAAACACTTACCACAATTACAGATATAGCATCTCTTTAATGGCAAGGCAAAGTGGTAAATCTACTTCAGCCGCAGGATATTTATTGTGGTACGCCATGTTCAATCCTGATAGCACAATTCTTATTGCAGCACACAAATATACTGGCGCACAAGAAATCATGCAAAGAATCCGTTACGCCTATGAAAATTGCCCATTACATATAAAGGCAGGAGTGACTACCTATAACAAAGGAAGTTTAGATTTTGAAAATGGTAGTCGCATAGTTTCAGCAACCACGACAGAAAATACAGGTCGTGGTATGTCTATTTCGTTGCTTTACTTAGACGAGTTTGCATTCGTTAGACCTACCATTGCTGAAGAATTTTGGACATCTATTACGCCCACATTAGCAACAGGCGGTAAAGCCATTATAACCAGCACACCAAATAGTGATGAAGATCAGTTTGCACTTATTTGGAAAGGTGCAAACAAAACCGAAGATGAATTTGGGAATACAACTGAATTGGGCGTTAACGGATTTAAGGCATATAAAGCACATTATTCTGAACAGCCGGGTCGTGACGAAAAATGGGCTGAACAAATGAAAGCTCAATTAGGTGAAGATAGATTCAGGCGAGAAATTGGTTTGGAATTCATTATTGCTGATGAAACATTGATAGCTCCAGCAACATTGATAGAACTTAATGGAATAGAACCCATTAATAGAATGGGGCAAGTTCGTTGGTATGATAAACCAAGCAAGGGCAATATATATGTTGTAGGGCTTGATCCTAGCTTAGGTACAGGTAGTGATCCTGCTGCTATACAAATTTTTGAAGCAAATAGTACCAAACAAGTAGGTGAATGGAAACATAATAAAACTGATATTCCAAATCAAATAAAATTACTAGCACAAATTAACAAGTATATTGAAGATTGCACAGGCGAGCCCAACAACATTTATTATAGTATTGAAAATAATAGTATAGGTGAAGCTGCACTTATTTCATTAAATGAATATGGAGAAAACAATATACCTGGCATATTTTTGAATGAGCCTGGTAAAAAACGTAAAGGATTCAATACAACACATAAAGTAAAATTGGTAGCATGTGCTAAATTCAAAACACTAGTAGAATCTAAAAAAATGAAAATTTTTAGCCGTAGTCTTATAAGTGAAATGAAAACTTTTGTGGCAAACAATGGCAGTTATAGTGCTAAAGTTGGCGAAACTGATGATCTTATAATGAGTACACTGTTAGTTGTTAGGATGCTTACACAATTAAGTGACTATCATAGCGAATTAGAAACTCAAATCAAAGACCATGATGAATTTATAGCTCCACTTCCATTTTTTGCTGTTTTAAGTTAACTTTGGACTAAATACCATTATGTCAATTAATCAAGAATCATTTAACGATAAATTATACAATTTGCTTAAAGTTAGAGGCTATAATCCTCTTCCTAAAGACTCACAGAACAAAAGAACTAGTCCTAAAAAAGCAGATGTTTTCAATTTTACCTTTACTAAAAATGGTAAAAACTATGGCGATGCATGGGTAACTATAGATGATGCATCTAATATCATAATTTATTATGATGAAGAACAATATAATAGTCCAGAAGGTAAAACCCCAGGGTTAGACTATGATGATAGCTGGACAGGATTCTTACAGCATTTGAAAAATTGGGCAATGAAAAAACAATTAACTTTTGAATTGGCCCCAAAAGACAGATTAGGTGATCATATGGCAAAAAGAGAAGAAGCTAAAAAAGAACTTAATGAGGGCTATTACCCAATTAATAAAACCTCTAGTTATAGTGATAATGTACCAACAATTAAAATTGTGTTACAACACACTAGGCAAATTCAAGAAACTGAACAACGTTTCAGAAATATTGCTAAGATATTTTTAGAAAATGAAAATGGTGAAAGAATACTTGCACCAACTGTTCGTCCCGGGATTGCTAGAGTTTATGCTAGACATTTAGCAGAAGGTGGATTACCATATGATGATCGTTGGAAGCACATTGGTAGCTTAGTAGAAGAATATACAAAAATGGCAGGATTTGTTCGTGCTACAAAAAACAATACATTTACTGAATCAGCACAAAAATTAGTAGATGCCGGTGTAAATCATTATTTAAGTTTACGTGAAACATTAAGTAAACTTACAAGTAACAGAGGTTACAGTACCTATTTTGAAACATTTACTCCACCATTAATGGAAGATGACAGTGAAGTTGCAAACTTGAATGAATTATTCGTACAAGAAACATTAGATCCACGAATTGAAAATGTAATGCCAATTCTTACTAAATTGCAAAAACAAATTAATGAAGTTGAAGTATCACAAATTAAAGAATTAGAAAATTGGGCTGATACCACTATTAGCGAAAAAATGGATTCTACAACTAAAAGTTTAGCAGTGCCTGCTACAAATATGCTAGATGAAAGTGAAGAACGTCCATATGTATGTGTTCATGCAAAAAAAGGTAAATTTGAATGTAAGGCTAAAACTTCATATGAAGCAGTTAAAAAAGCAGCGGATCATTGGAAATTAAAATCAACAGCAGGTATAGATGCACACTTAGCTGATGTAAAACATACACCAGTTAATGAAGCACCTGGAGTAGAAACATTAGCCCATAATCAAAGTACAGAAAAATCTAATCTAAAAGCTTTTGATTTAGATGAAGGTGAAATAGATGATGGTGAAGAAGCACATAAAAAGATTAAAACACCTGCCGTTCTTCGTAAACAAAAAGGTAGTGATTGGAAAATAACTGGTCAAGATATAGAAAAAGCAAAAACTAGAACAGGTACTACACCAGAAGGCTTGCGTGCGATTAAAAAATTAGCAGGCATCAATGAGGGCCAAGACGATTACGATAATCAACAAATTGAAGATGATGAACAACTTACAGAAGGCTCTAACTCAGTTTATGATCCTATTACTAAACAACAAGTAAAGAAAAAACCTATAAAACAACAAGCAGGTGGGCCTGCGACCAAGAACGGTAAACCAGTAGAACCTGGTTTATCAAAGCATTGGTCTAAAACTACAGGTGTGGCAGAAGACCTTGATGCTAACCAAAAGCGTGTAGGACAATTAGGTCCTACTGAAAAGGCACATAAAATTAGTCCTGTTTTGAGTAAAAAAACCAAACAACATCCATTTCAAGGTAAATTGGTTGGGAATGAAAGTATAGAACCAAACGGTAAAGTATCCGAAGGTCAAGATGAACTCAATAATATAAAAAGATTGCTGGGTAAATAACTTGGCAAACCTCACTAAAAAAGTGAGGTTTGCCACATCTAAAAAGGGATAAATAAAAGTGAGGATCGCGGTATTGGCGTACCCACCCTCTCTAATGCTATTAACTTACGAAGGAGCACCAGCATGTGTATTTATTGCGGAACGACACAATATAGAGCAATTTATGAAAATCATTACGGTTCTATACCGGTAGAAGAAAACGGTAGAACATATCATATTCATCATATAGACGGCAATCATTCAAACAATGATCCTGCCAATCTCAAAGCAGTAACAATACAGGAACATTACGATATACATTATTCTCAAGGTGATTGGGTAGCATGTCATCGCCTTGCCGCCATATTAAAATATACCCCAGAAGAAATATCTGAATTGGCAAAGAAAAATGTCAGAGAACACCTCGAAAATGGAAAACATCCGTGGCAAGGTGGAGAACACCAGAGAAAATTAGCCAAACGCTTTATAGAAAATGGAACGCATCATTGGTTATCAGCGGAGCATGGCGAATTTATAAGAGAGCGAGAATTAGAAAAAGTTCGCAATGGAACACATAAGATGTCAGGTCCCGATATGAATAAATGACTAATAGAACAGGGTAAACATCCATCACAAAATCCTGAATTCAGGTCCTACGTGAGTAAAATACAAAAAGAATACAATCTACAAAGGTCTAAAGAAGGTAAACATCCTTTTCAAAAACTAAATTCTTTTGTTTGGGTATGTGAACAATGTGGGAAAGCTGGAAAGAACAAGGCAAACTATGATAGGCATATCAATAGTAAAACTTGTGAAAATGCCCGTAAAAAATCAATTTAACCTAATTAGGTATAAATATACTTGACACGGCGCTATAGGTATGTGATACTTATGTTGTGTTAGTCACATAATAATGTGTGGCGACTAGTAAAACAAAGACCATCTTAATGAAATAAGGAGAAATAAAATGGCAAGCCTCGCAGAAATTCGTGACCGTATTGCGGCACAAGAAAACAAAACTCAAAAAAGCGCAACATCTGATAACTCAATTTACCCACATTGGAATGCTGACGAAGGTACAACTGCTACCGTTCGTTTCCTTCCAGACGCAAATTCAAATAACACGTTCTTTTGGGTCGAACGACAGCTTATCAAACTTCCATTTAATGGAGTTAAAGGTAATAATAGCGCAAGGCAAATAATTGTACAAGTTCCATGCATGGAAACATGGGGGGAGAACTGTCCTATTCTAAATGAAGTACGCCCTTGGTATAAGGATGAAACCCTTAAAGAAATGGCTAACAAGTATTGGAAAAAACGTAGTTATTTGTTCCAAGGTTTCGTTCGTCAAAATCCGTTAGGGGATGATAAGACCCCGGCAAACCCTATTCGTAGATTTATTATTAGCCCGCAAATCTTTACTATCATTAAGTCAAGTTTGATGGATCCTGAAATGGAAGAATTGCCCACTGATTATATGCGTGGTCTTGATTTCAACATTAAGAAAACCATGAAAGGCGGATATGCTGATTATAGTACTAGCAATTGGGCACGTAAAGAAAGCGTATTAACCGAAGTTGAACAACAAGCAATTGAAAATCATGGGTTATTTAATCTAGCCGACTTCTTGCCAAAGAAGCCCGGTGAAGCAGAATTGCGCATCATCAAGGAAATGTTTGAAGCAAGTGTTGAT